GACTCCGCCTGTAGCTCTTTAAGGCAGTCTATACAATCAGCATTGTAGATCGTTATTCTCTTATTTTGATAATAGGGCCTCATTCTTCTTTTCTCCTTTTCTCTTACTATACCCTGTCTTTAGTGTATTGCTATCTGTATAAACAAGATTCTTTGAAAGATTTATTTTGGTGGCTTTGGTGGCATTGAAAACTTATGATGGGACACGATATGAGGTACTCCCAATGCCAGACAGCCATAACAAGCCGCCTGATGCGCCTCGTTAAACGGGTGCTCCCTTTTGTTCAGCGCCGCAATACGCCAGATGTCCTGCTGCCTTTCTTCCGGTCGCTGATTGATGGCAAAAAAGGCCGTGACATGATCCAGCTTGCGCCTGTCCTCCGAGAATGCCCTTAATGTCAAATCCTCAAAATCGAAAGAAGAACTATTAGCCTGGGTCGCTGTCACAATCAGGCACTTATGTGTATCGGCCAATCCCCTCAGATATTTCCACCGTTTATTGACACTGGCCCTTTCATCCTTTCCCTCGTCTGCCATAATATCCGCATAGTCAATCACAACGACATCGGGACTATCCCAGCCATACTTCTTGCATATCTTACTTATGGTGGAAGAAAGTACCGAACAAGTCAAATTACCTGATGTAAAGGCTTCGACATGGAGAGTACCCCTATCCTCTATCTCCGACCACTTATCCCTCAATCTCTTTACAGTTTCAGAATTCAGCACATCCCTCTTTACTTTGCGATAACTGACAGCCTGAATACAATCATCGCATTTTGTACACGGTTTGTAATCTGGATTTTTAATGACTGGATCGATCTCATTAAACTCATTCAGACAATCCCCCGAACCATCCCTCTTAAAGCAGGTGCCATTCTGATTCTTTACGCAATCCAGGCAGGGCACTCTCTGCCTTGATACATATTCCGGATTGTAAGTAGTATGGGCATCTCCTTGTAGTATTCGCTTTTCACATTGCCGCCTTGTCATATCACCCGTGGAAATGAAGATGGTCTTTCTTTTTTGATTCCTTGCCATGCGAGCCAGATAAATAAGCCAATGCGACTTGCCTACCTTATTACGGCCAAACAGCGATACAAAGCCATGCCTGACCAGAGTATTATTCATCAGCTTACCCAACTCTCCGGGCAGTTGAATCAGCCTCTCTTCCACATCATTAAACAGGGCATCAATTTCTTCATCTTCGGCATCCAAAATCGAGCCGCCACCCAATCGCTTTCTCTGTACTGGGATAACCTCAGACAGAATCTTGGCGGCCTCCTCCATTTGCCCTTTGCTGCATAATTCCTGTGCCTCCTCTGATACAAGCATTACGCTCTGTTTTGTAAAGTAACGGAAAGCCTCATTGATCTCATACTCAATATCGGTGGGGGCTTCCTGATTCTTGAACGATTCCAACACCAGCCTAATATCCGGCATCATGGCATCGGGTATCTTATTCAATCCTGCTGCGTTTGTGATTAACTCCGGCAGCTTATCTCCTGGGGCATCAGTGTACTTTTCATAGAATCGAATGCACATCAATACAATGCGCTCAATTACACGATTAGCGAGTAGCCCCTTGCTGTACTCGGAAGAAACCTCAAACAGGAATTCCTTGGAGTAAGCACAGAGATAAGCCACCCTTAGTTCGATGGCTGTGCCTAACTCCTCAATTTCCATGCAATCCCCCCTTTACTAACTCAAGCTGTATCGTTGTCTTGCCGATACGCATAGCCAGGGGGTCCTGTCCGGGTAAAGATGCTCCTGTGTAAAATACCTGCTTCTCTCTCTGGTATAAGGAATTTACCAGATTAAAAATAAAGTCGTACATATACTGATTGTTCGCATCAAAATTATCAATAAAGAGGCAATCGACTCCCATCATATCATTCTTCAGGTCATTGAATCGCTTAAAGTCGGCCCTCAATTCGCAAATAAAATCCGAAAAGTCGATGAACTTAATGCTCTTTCCCCTTTGCACCATATACGAAGCCCACCCTGCCAGCTTTGTGGTCTTGCCGGTGCCAGTATCCCCAATAAAAAACAATCCCTTATCTCCATTGGCCACCTGATCCGAGTCCCTGAATTTGAAATCTGCCTCTGACAATCGACAGCATAAAAATCGCTTGGGTACTCCCCCCCTTCTCATAATTTCCAAAACCGCCATCTTGTTTCTGGACAATAGCTGATCCATTTCTGCCTTATTGCAATCATCGCACATCTGACAAATTTCCATCCCTCTTGTGGAAATGATTGGAATTTCTTTTTTTTCTTTACCGCAATTCTCACACTGCATGATTATACCTCCATGACCTGAATACTGTAAAAAGATGATGACAGGCGGGCTGACCGTTTCCTGCCGCCCGTGCTGATGGATACCTCATTTACCAAGTCTTTCGATACAATGTCATCCATGGAAAAGTCTGGATTCAATGCCGCTTTGGATTTGCCTATGCGGGAAATGAAGGATTCGATCCTGTCATTGTCAAACGCAGCAAAATAAGTGCAGAACCTTGAAAGCCTATCCCCGGATGGCTTTCTGTAGGGTCTCCGTAAAGCACCGGCCACCCTCTTTAGTATCAGAAGGACATGATTCTCTTCTTCCGAGTATGTATCAGGCTCAAAAAAGCTCTCTTCTTTTTGCATCGGGCTAACCCTATCTCTTTTCGGGTCTCTTCTTTTTCTTTTTCTTTTTCGGCTCTTCAATGTCCACGTCCATTACTGTCTTATGGGATTTCGGATTGCGCTTATGCCGAGCAGGTACCGCAAAGGTGTACTGGCCATCCACAAAATCTACCTTAATCTTCATGCCGATTCTCCTCCTTTTCCTGTTTATTAATCCTCTCCCCAATCCACCGCATGACAGGAACCGCCATGCTGTTTCCGCACGCCTTATAGCGCGGACTGTCCGGGCATGATTCGGCAGGCTTGCCGCGATAGGGTATCCGCGTCCAGTCGTCGGGGAAGCCCTGTAGGCGTTCGCACTCAACAGGCGTCAATCGGCGGAGGATGAACCCATCGCACAAGTAGTTCTGCTGTTTCATCCCGGCGGAGGCGGACAGCGCTCCGGCTATGCCGCTACATAAAGTCGGGGAAATATTTTCGGTTGTAATATTTGACATACCCTTCCCGCCTTGTCCATCTATAACAATCGGACAGTGATCACCGACTTTTGCAGGTTGGTCTGTGCATAGGGTTGGAACTGTTTTGCCATCGCCACCCCCGCAGCAGTCATAGACAATCGGCAGGTGACCCCCCATTTGCGCACGCAGCGTTCCGGTTTTTTCATACTCCACGTTCATTATCTGACCGCCCTGGTCCATAAGGCAGACTGCCATCCCGACTTGGTTCCGTATTGGCCCATCCTTGCGTTTTGCATCCAATGCGGCGCTTACTTCTGTGAAATGACCGCCGCCAGTGCCGATTTCAACGCCTTTGGCAAATCCTTCCCCCTTTTCTCTGCTCGGCGGAGGATTCCCAGACAGGCTTTCGCTGTCAAATAATACTTTTGCAGGTGCGAGCCAGTTTCCAAGACATCCGACAACAAACACGCGTCTGCGCCTTTGGGGAACTCCGAAGAACTGAGCGTCAAGAACTCGATAGGCGAACCCATACCCGCATTCTGCCAGCATCCCGAGAAAGGCTCCAAAATCCCTTCCTCTGTTAGACGACAGGACACCGGGGACGTTCTCCCAGACAATCCATCGTGCTTTGAAATGACTTGCAATAGCGCCGAAAGTGAGCATGAGGTTTCCGCGAGGGTCCGCAAGTCCTTTTCTAAGTCCAGCAAAGGAGAAAGACTGGCAAGGTGTTCCTCCGACCAAAAGGTCAACTGTTCCGACATTTTCCCACTCCTTGAATTTTGTCATGTCGCCATGGTTCGTTACGTCAGGAAATCTTTCTTTCAAGACTGCGGACGGAAACTTTTCAATCTCAGCAAATCCAGCAGCTTTCCATCCCAAACCATGCCAGGCAACCGTCGCCGCTTCAATTCCGCTGCATACGCTCAGATACCTCATGTTCCCCCTTCAAGTAATTAAACACAGTAGAACGATGTACCCCGAACATTTCCCCAAGGCGACCAAAAGAATACCCCTTCTTTTTCAGCCGCTTCATCTCAATCACCTGTTCTTGGGTGAGCTTCTTTGTGCCCCGATCTCTCTGTAGCTTTTCTTCCGTCATTTATACCTCCTTACCGGATAGATTCCACTCATAGCCGACCTGCTTATATCCCTTACTTCCTTTGGCAACTCAGGTTTTTCGGCTATTAAACTATAATACCACGTAGGGACTTCTGCCATTCGGGTACCTGAAAATAGTCCCCTTGAGCAATAGGGAACACCCCCACGGAAAACAAAAAAGCCAGCACTGTCTATCTGCCTTGTAATAGCCCTTAAACGCGCGTAAAGCTCTGTTCGTGCCTTGATACCCTGTTCCCTGCATACCCCCCTGAAAACATGCGCTATGGCTCTTACTGCCTCTATCTTGTTCTGTGGGTCAAAGCTGTACTTGGCATAATACAGACAAGCCTGCTGCAATGACGTAAATTCACTATGCTCTGATTTAACCAGCATCTCCAAATCAATCGGCACCCCATCTAAAATCGGTGTCTCTGTCCACTCCTTCCTGAATTTTGAAACCAACTCAGACAGGTACTTGAGATTTCCATAACAGCATATCCAAGAATCGTGTAACAGTGGATATAATCTCGGAGCCAATGCCATGAAATCCCCATACCGATGCGTGGATTTGTCATAGTGGGGGATTGGTTCATTCTTATCAATAAAACCAAACACCTTGCTCTGATTATCTTTTAGCGCCGATAGAAAAACTATCCTATTCTTCTCTAATTTCACGGGCTTTGTTTCAATATGGATAAAGACTGGATTCATTTTTTCTTGTAAACCTTCTGCAATAATCCCATAAGATACCGCATTTGTGGGTGTGCATCCTTGGCTGAACGCATCTCTATTAGCCTATCCCAGTCACCGAGAATTCCTGTCATAATCAACTCGGTCTTAGTACATAGGGGCAGGACATTACGGGCTTCCTGTGGTGAGGCCCCATTCTGTATCATCCAGTGATAGGTCTTTTCAGCCAACGCAATCGAATCAAAGAAATGATCCCACTTAGCCCCCCTGTCATAATTCTCAAAGGGTATCGGATTGATAAAGGTGATGTCTTTATCATAACAGCAGAACCTGGAACTCTCCTGGGAAAAAGAAAAAATTCGGTGCCTGACAAGCTCATTCGCTATGGCACGGTCGCAGATAAACCGGACAGTCATGTAATCCGGTGCGTTGGGCAGCTCCGCCAGATCTTCCAGGGCATACCCGGCGGACATAAGATCCCGTACATTAGCATAGACGATGTCCACGTCGTAAGGATCATGCCCGATGCGATCACGAAAGCCGTAGGATTCCGGACCCTTAGCCTTCTCCCATGACCTGGGCACTACGTTGCGGCAATCCAGCACGACACGAGCATGTTCCAATGGGGATAAATGCTCCCGCTTAATCAGTTTCTTCACAAAAGCAATCGCACTATCCTCTGTGATTTTGTCCTCACTCTTATAGCAAACTCGCGCAGCCCTCTCTATCCGTTTTAATGGATTCTCTTCTGTTATGATCTCTACTTCTGGATTCCTGAAAATCATTGTAATTCTCCTTTTGCTTTCTGGATTGCTTTCCAAATATGACATTCGCCATCTTCATTTTCCGAACAACCACCATGCTCCCCCGGACGATAAACAGGACAGCAGCTGGCCGGATTTTTTGGTTTGGCAATTACGCAACAATCTTCCAGCGCCTCCAGCAGTTCCTTGTTGCTGGCCTCCAGCCTCCTGATTCTATCCCTCATGTCAAATATCTTCTGACTTCTAATCCCCTCTGGAGTATTCCAAAAATCATAGGCTAACTTTTTTCACTCATCTTCCTGCCCTTTCTTGAACGGATTCCCTATCTCGGCTATCATTTTGATCTGCGCGGCTTTTGCCTGTGCATCGGCGGCGGCACGGTAGGCGAAATAGGCGGCATCGGCGGCGAAATCGGCGGCGGTATAGGCGGCACGGTAGGCGAAATCGGCGGCGGCACCGGCGGCATCGGCGGCGGCACGGTAGGCGAAATAGGCGGCATC